CCGGGACAAGCCCGCGAGGCGGATCCTCTAAAGCCGAATTAAGAGCCCCACTCCTCGGGGTCGGTAGCTCTTGTGCAACGTTGCACCCCCAGTCCTCAAAACAAAAGCCGTAGGACTAACGGCTGGTCAAGCCATGATCGCGGGGCAGGACCGGCGCCGCTCCGTTCGCCGCCTTGGTCATCACAACCTTTTGGACACAGACAGCAAACCCAAAGGATTCGGATGGTGTGGAGGTGCGGGGCCAGGCAGGGGGGGGACTCGCGAGCTTGTCCAGTCCATGGTAAAACCTCCATTAAGGTTTAGCAGGATTTCGACTGCTGCGGCCTGCTGAGCAGTCAGTAGGGCTGCTCGCCTCCTCTCCTCCACCCGCCATTCGCCTACAGAGAACTGGGCTAGGAATTGGCGCCATGTATGTAGTACAACATGGTCCACGTCTTGAACTTTGGACTTCTTCTCTGTGGCATAGGGCGTCCGAATCTTGAGTCCTGTCACTGCGCGAACGAACTCGATGTCAATACCGTAGCGCACCACCAATGGCAGATTCCTCTCGCGGGGGTCATCGAAGTAGTGCAGTAACAAGTCCTCGATGCGCCCACCCGGGAGAACTGGTGCGCTCTGGGCGACTGCGTTGATATAGCCCGCCTTCAAGTCATCCTTTCGCCAATACTTCTTCTTCGGCAGGGCTAGAACACGTAGCCAGTCACGAACTGGTCTTGTGGGCAGACCGTTGACATCGATAGTGCCCAGGAACTTTGAGCCAAGACCCTTCTTGGCTCTGCCAGGATGGCGTACGCTAGTGGGGTGGCCGATCTCCGCGCTCCAAGTGCACAGGGAGAATGCGGATTGATTGGGCTTCCCGCGTACTGCCCACCTCTGGGATGCTCGCCGCACGTACTCGCGGACGTCAGGGCTGCGCCATCCTCGTTGGGGGTCAGGATATAGCTGCTCCGAGTCGTCCCCACAGACGTGTATCTCGACTTCGCGGGCGAGTCGCTCGCCGAGATAAGTGTGGTTGACGTCGGCTAAGATCAGCCAGTTCGCAATCCCATCCACGAGGGAGGTCCATGGATTACCATCGGGGTTGCCGCCAATAAAGCGAACGGGTATGCCGCCCTTCATCATCAACCTCTTTTCAGCCACACACGAGAACATCCATGCATAGGTCTTGAGCAATTCAGATGATCTGTGCTGCTGGGCAGCTGAGTCGGCATAACACGCCATGCAGCATGCGAGGCCAGCTAGTTGGAGCTCCGGCACCAGTCTGGGCCCGTAGGCAGACCAGTCGAGGTACAGGGCATACCTGTCGACGTGCCTGTCGGTCCAGTCCCACATCGCACGACCGGTGGTGCCCTCACCAATCCCGATGGTCCTGTGGGGGTCTCTGGTTATCGCATCGCCCAGAGGCTGAGCGTATAGGGAGCATATCAAATGCTGGGCCTGCTCACCCATACAGACTAAGCGTCCGCGCGCCGCCGTGTTGACAGGTGGGTCGACTAGCTTGTCCCGACCCCCTATCCTATGGACGGTACAGTCTGGCCTAACTCCTGAGGACTGTTTGATATATGCGATTGTCTTCTCTGCGATCGCTATGCTGGCTTCTAGACATCCCAGCTTAACTGGTGATATCCTCTGGGAGGAGATACCCGGAAAAGCGGCTCCATTTACGCGCTCTCTCTGTATCTCCCCAGGATGGGGCATCCGGCATTTGGGCAAACGCAGGCGACTGCCATATAGCTTCAGGATCTTAGCCAAGTCGCGAAGCCTCCCTGTGTAGCGTTTAGATGCTGCCATGTCGTCGACCACCATCCAGTTGACCTCAAAGTCGCCGTCCGTCCGTCCTGCATACTCGCCTGGCAGATAGTGTACCAGCCAAGAATGTTCTGGGACTTGGGCTACTTCGAACAGTCTACGGAGATAGGGCTTCAGAGCGGCAGGCCTCCCGCCTACTGTCAGAGAGGTTCGGCCTTCTAGGCGCGTGTTGCGTGTCATCCTCATTGGGCATAGCAGAGCTGCTGCCTCGAGGGCTGTCACCCCACGTAAGTCCACCTTCGACTTGAACTCTCGCATCTCAAAGCCTGCGGGCGCGTCTGAAATCCACATTTGACGCCAATTACTAATGACCACGTCTTTACGGGGCGGCACTACCCAACCACTTGCCGCCAGGTCCTTCGACGACAGCTTCCGCAGGTGCCAGATCCAAGCCCATGGAATCTCATTCTGAAAAACTTGCCCACCGTGCTGCAGTTTGTAAGAGCGCAGGTGGAGCATGTCTGAATACTGTCTCAACCCGCGAGTATCCTCTGGGGTGCTAGACATGCTCAGGGCCCTTATGCTCGCGAAATGTGCGCGGGTCTCGTACATTTGAGCTACCAGCCCCCGGGCCTCGTCAGGTACGGGCTTCCCAGGGTTCAGAGCATAAAGGGCGCCGGCCTCTCTCTCGCGGGCTCGGCAGAATCCTCTCCATTTGGACTCCATGCCTGCTCGCCAGCCAACTGCAAAATAGTGTGCGCTCCAGTCTCGCGATGCCATGTCCACGTAACTCGCAAAGTCGTCCAGCACTCGACTAAGCTCGTCGCCTGTGACAAAGGCCATGCCTGGAGGGGGGGGCGCAGACCATCGGGGCGGAATGAGATATCCGGGCTTCGGATCTTCTCCGCACAGGGCCACGTATGCTGCTACACAGTCATCATGCCACTGTGCCCGTTCGTCGCCTTCTGTAAGCGTGGGGTTTCTAAAGGCGAGGTAGACCCCCCACCCATCCTCGATCCACTGTAGAGCCTGCCCGGGACTGGTGCGGGCGGAGCCCATCTGGGATACTTGGTCACTTAGATGGGTTGGGTGACCAAGGGTGCCTAGTGAGGCAGACACCTTGCCACTACACTCACCGGTCTGGAAAGGGCTGGAGGGCTGGAAAGCCCGGTGGTGCGGCCTGGAGATTGGCCGGGTCTGGCATCGCGGCGGCGCCTGTCCCTCTGGCTGCTTGGAGGGCCCCAGCGCGCAGATCCTGAATCCTCTGCGCTTCTGTGGCCTCAGGGTGGCCAGACATGACTATCGCCTCGATATCGGCGTCGGGCAAGTCATCGACATTTAGGCGCGCTGCGCGTGTATAAGGGGTCTGCAACGGAGCGAGTGCACGCTCCTGCCACTGCGCAAGATCTCGCATGCGCCTCTTATATGCTGAGGCCGTGGCGGCGGCTATACGCGCATATTCGGCGCGTACCCTCGAGGCCGCTAGCTCATATGCGGCGACATGCGCCCATTCGGCGTCGGTCCAGCCCTCTCCTCTACGGAGCTCTGGTACCGCAGTCGCAAGTGCGCGAGCTAGCTTCCACTGCTGGTAAGTGGGCTGCCAGCGTGGTATGGCCACGAGGCGGCGGGCTACCTCTAAAGTGACGTCCTTGCGTAGGGCTGTACGGACGTCGCGGAGTAGCTCCGCGGTCTTATTCGATGTGCCCGGGATCGGCACATGGCGTGCATCCTCCTCTCTTATAACGCCTCCATAGATGAGGCGCGGCGGCACTGGGGCGGGTATAGGCGCTGGGGCGGCCATTGTGGAAGAGTGTTGGTAACAGAAGTGTTTAGTTCACCCCTTCCTCGAGGCTGGACTGTCACACAACTAC